ACCAACTGTTAACTCTTGAAAACCTTGACGAACCTTCACCTGGATTTAACGACAACCTTCACGTTGATCCGCGAATCTTTCCCAAGGGTTACCACGGCGTACGGTTTCAAAACTTGCTCCGCAACCCTCAAGATCTAACCCCTGAAGATTTCTAAAATGCAACCCCTCACCATCCGTCAAGAGCCTGTCGCTCAATCCCTCTCCGACACTCTTGACCTCGCCAAAGCTCAAGCTCGTGCCATCCTCGACAATGCCATCGAAGAGCAACTGCCATTCCCTGCAGATCTGTTATCATCTTTCAACAACGATCTCTGCCGAATTCAAGGCGCTTTAGAATCAGCCTCATGCGTGAAATCAAACTCAGGCTTGATGAATCAGAAATCAGCTTTCTAGATAAAATCGCTCAAGAAAACAACACAACCCGTTCTGACATCATCAGGCGCAATCTTCGCAACCGCCTCACGCCGTCTGCCGTTCGTACAGTCACGAGCGCCATCCGTCAACGTGTCACTGCTCCTCTCACTCAGCAACAAGCTGAGCACGTAGCAGCTGTCGCAATCTCCTCTCTTTTAAGTGCTACACCCTGATCTCTACCCCTCAAACATCCGAATTTCGGATATTTCAGAAACCCTCGATGATTACTACACTGCCCTCTACCATCAACTAAACAACCCACACCGTCCACCGGAAACCTATACTAAAAACAAAGCGCCTTTTTCACTACCCTATGAAGCCTCGACGCCGCCACTACAAGCTCAATGCTGAAGTCATTGAAAAGGTGCGCGTCCTCGCNGAATATGGCGCAGCATTAGAACATATCGCCCCCGCAGTAGGCGTCAGCTACGACGCTCTTTGCATGTGGGTTCGTAATGCAAAAGGCAATGATCCGACAGAAGANGAAATCCAGCTTTTACAAGCTCTCAANGAAGGTCGCGCTAAAGGTGCTCATAGATTTATCAATCTCATTACTCAATCTGCTGAAAACGGTGANCCNAAATCCGCTCAATGGATGCTCACTCACTCNCCNGCNTATCGNCGNCAATACTCAGATAATGCAGCCGTAACCCGTGCTCGCTGTGAAGGCGTCGAAGCTGCTGTAAACGCAATCTCAGAAGCTAACCTCACACCAGAGCAAGAGCGTGACATCCTCTTGCGTATTCAGGCCAAAACTGGTCAGGATCTCGTGGATGCGGAAGACTAGCCCTGCATTAGCAAGAATCGCTGAACTGCAAGTTGACGTAATAGGGCGTAATGCAAACTTTGATCTGGATGGCACATTAGAGCGAATTCGCGCTGACCTGCATCCTGGCCAGTTGGCTTTCGTTGATGACAACACTACCGAGATCATCGGCGTCTCTGCTGGTTACGGTGCAGGCAAGACCAGGGGCTTAGCGGCAAAAAGTGTGATATTAGCCGCAGCTAATCAAGGTTTCATCGGCGCAGTCATGGAGCCCACTGGCCCATTGATTAGGGATATTTGGCAAACCGACTTTGACAACTTCCTTGACCACTACGGCATTCCATACACCTTCAGAGCGTCTCCACTGCCTGAGTATGTGTTACACCTGCCTGGTGGCGACACCAAAATTTTGTGCCGATCGTTTGAGAACTGGTCAAGGATCATCGGCCTGAACTTGGCTTGGGTGTTAGCTGATGAGATTGATACGGTGATCCCATCAATCGCTCATAAGGCGTTTCCAAAAATCCTTGGCCGTCTTCGCAGCGGCAACACAAGACAATTTGGTGCAGCATCCACGCCTGAAGGCTTCCGCTGGATGTATGACACGTTTGGCAGCGATGAAGCGCTTGCGCGCCCAGATCGCAAGCTGATCAAGATGAAGACAGTGGATAACCCACATTTGCCGCCAGACTTCATTGAACGCCTTGAGGCTAACTATGATCCAAGCTTGCTAAAGGCTTACCTTAACGGCGAGTTTGTAAACCTAAACACGGGTCAGGTTTACGACCGCTTTGATCGTGTCAAGCACGTTGCAAGCGTCAAGGATGACGGCGAGCAGCCATTACGGATTGGGATTGATTTTAACATCGGCAACATGAATGCCGTCATTGCTATCCGCGACAAAAGCAGGCTATTGTTTTTTGATGAGGTAGCCAAGGCTCATGACACTGATTCGCTCGCGCAGGAAATCCGCAGGCGATACCCTCAACGAAAGATTTACGTTTACCCTGATGCGTCAGGTGGAGCACGATCGACTAATGCTTCTCAGACCGACATCCAGATCCTTGAAAGCTACAGGATGTCAAACCAATCGCCAAAGGCGAACCCTCCCGTGCGCGATCGGGTGGCTGCCGTCCAAGCGTTGCTAGAGAACGGCAAAGGTGAGATTAGGTTGCAGATTGACCCGAAATGCAAAAAGCTGATTGAATGCCTAGAGCTGCAGAGCTATAGCGAGAAGGGTGAACCGGACAAGGAAGGTGGTTACGACCATATGAATGATGCTGCTGGCTATCTGGTGTGGCGTGAGTTCAACCCGCTGCAGGCTGGCGCTGGGCGAGGTACTGGGGTGAGGATTTACTGAGCCAGCTGGCAAACCTGCACACCATGGCGCAGGAGGGCGTATCTCGTGTATAGTTAAGGAGTCAGGGGGAGACCCCACCACTACCGGCAAGACGCCGGTTTTTGAAAATGGCTTTCACGGAAGCTCAACTGGATGCAGCCTTCGCCAAGGTCGCTGATCCTGCTGACTGGCGCAATCCCATCTACGAGGTGGTTAATCGTGATGAGGTTGAAGTGACGGTGCGTGCCATTGAGCTCTTCACCGCTACTGCTGTTGAGGTCATTGACCTTCAATGGGGCGATGAGTTCATGGTTAAGTCGATTGGCTATCGGCTTGGACCTGCTGGGGCTTGATCCCCTGCCGGGGAGCCTGCAATACAACAGCGCGTGACGCGTAAATACAGGGCACGTTGTGGCGTGATCGATACCCCGGCAACCAATCCAGCAACCTGCACAAGCATGGCTGAGCAGGGCGCACCATGACCCATAATTAGTTCAAGCCCGAGAGGGCACCACACACAGGACTCATGACCACCGCAACTCACTCCCTCACCGACGGCCTAAACAACTTCATCTTTGAAGTCACCGCCGATGTCTGCCTGATCAAGTTTGTCAACTGCTTCGGTGCTATCACCGAAACTATGGAGTGCACGGTTGAAGAAGGCCGCAAGCATTGGGCACTTGCTCTTCGCCAAGGCAACAAGCGCGGTTACACGAACCCCCGTCGCCCTGAGCCTTCTGCCTTCGCTGTTGAGATGGGGGAAACTCCTCTTTACGTTGACTGATCACCCAAGCCTCCTTCGGGGGGCTTTTTTAATGCGTGCCTAAAATAGAATCACTGCAAGACAGCGCCGCATAGGGTGTGGATATACTGAATCAGTAGCTGCTTCGGTATCATGGCACGCGGCAAAGGAAGATCCGGTCGCCGCTATGTGCGTGATGCAAAGGGCAGGTTTGCATCTAAAGGATTTTCAGGGCAAACTGGTGGTCGTGGTGCAAGGCTGAAAAGCGCAGGCAAAAAACGCGAAGGCGGTGGCGAAAAAACTAAAATAACCGCAACATCATCCAAAGGCACATTAAAAGCTAAGCCGCGATCTGCAGGCCAGAAATATGCAGCGCGGATACAAGCTGGTAAAGATTTGAAACGTTCACAATCAGTGGCTGAACAGAAAAAATTTCTTGCCCAAACACAGAAGAGGTTAGACGCCGCACCATTGGCGCAAAGTAGCGCAAGGCAAGCTGCAACAGACCGCTTAAAAATTAAAACGGCGACAAGACGTAAACTCAAGACTGATCGCAGCTCTGTAATTCCTGCAAAATCTGCAGGGCCTAAAACGATGAAGGCCAGTCGCGTTAGTTCAACCGTTGCCAAGCCGCGGACTAAAGGCAATTCACCAGCGCAAGTGGCCAGTCGTGTCAAGCGCAAAAACGCAGCGAATGAAGCAGGCTTAAGGCAAATGACTCGCTATGGAAACTTACCTAATCCAAGCACATACAATCGTGCAATTAAGAGAGCTAATACGTTAAAGCGTGCAGATGCTTATCTCAAGACCGGCAAGCTACCTGGACGCGACAACTCAATTAAGGCTAAACGCGAACGGAAAGCAGCCAGTCAACGTCTTATGGCCAAAAATGCTGAACGCAAAGCAGCACGGCAACCTGCCGCGAAACGTGCAGCAGCCAATAAGGTCTCA